TGGCACTAATCGCCGTTCAGCCCGTTCCCGTTAGTGGGCTCGCCCCTTCCTATGTTTCCGCGTCTGCGGGTGGTGATCAGGCCCCGATTGGCACCGGCCTTTTCCTAGAAGTCCGCAACGGTGGCGGTGCTTCGATCACTGTCACTGTCGTTACGCCGGGCAACTACAAGGGTCTGGCTATCGCCGACACTGCGCTAGTTATCCCGGCCGCAGGTAGTGGCCTTATTCCGCTGGACAGCGTCTATCGCAACCCGTCGACCGGTCGCGCCGATATCACGTACAGCGCGGTTACTTCGGTCACCGTGGGTGTGCTACAGGCGGCCTAATGGCGCGGGGCGGTGTGAATGCACGGGTAACGGGGACGGGGCACGCAATTGCCCGCATCCTCGCACTGCCCGGCAATATGAAGGAGTCGCGCGCTGAGATCCTGCGGGACTGGGCCGAGGATGTACAGGACGGCGCCAAGAGGCGTGTTCCCCAGCGAACCGGCAACCTACATGACGCGCTCGATAAGCGCGTATACGAGCAACAGGGCGTGGCCTACGTCGGCGTGTACAACCCCGATGAACTTGAGTACGCCGAATACATCGAAAAGGGAACGTCTTCCATCCGTGAAGAGCCGTACCTAGTACCGGCGTTTGAGGCGGCCCGTGGGGCTGTTGTGCCGAAGTATCGCGCTGAGTTGCGCCGACATCTTGGGGGTGAGTGATGGCTACGGCTGTACGACCCCTACAGACAGCGGTGATCGGCAAGCTAAAGGGATCCGCCCCGCTGTCCGCCCTGGTGACTGGCGTCTATGACGAAGTGCCTGAGGGTGTGAGCCTGCCGTATGTGTCGCTGGGCTCTATCACGGAGACTGCCGACGATGCGCACGACGGTCAGGGACTAGACACGCTGATCGTCGTTCACGTGTGGTCCGACTATCCGGGCAACGCTCAAGCGGCGGACATCTTCGCTGCGGTAGACGCCGCCCTTGACCGTGTGCCGCTGACCGTGGCCGGTTTCAAAGACGTGTCAATCAAGCACGAACAACACCAGTTCGTGAAGGATCCCGATCCGCGCATCCGGCATGTCAATGCTCAGTACCGGGTGTGGCTCACCAAGACAAACTGACACCTACTCATTTCAGTAGGTGCGATCCAAGATAGGAAGGTGTCCGCATGGCTGGACTAGATGCGTTCGGTATCGCCCTAAAGCGCGGTGACGGGCTCACGCCTACCGAGACTTTCACGACTCTCGCGAACGTGACCAGCGTCAAGGGTCCGGAGATTGAGCGCGAGGCGTACGACGTCACTGCGCACGATTCCCCGAACGGCTGGCGCGAGTTCATTGGTGGTCTAAAGGACGGCGGAGAGGTTTCCGTGGACGTCAACTATGACCCCCGGCTCCACGACCCGCTGATTTCGGACTTTGACGACCCGGCGCCCCGCAACTACCGAATGGTGTTCCCCGGCACCCTGGGCTCGTGGCAGTTCGCCGCCCTACTCACCGGGTTCTCGCAGGAATCGCCGGTGGACGACAAGCTCTCCGCTTCGCTAACTCTCAAGATGTCGGGTAAGCCGACCATTACCGCAGGAGTCTAACCATGGCTTACCTTTCCGCTGATCAGATTCTCGGCGCCGATGACCTCCGTGGCGAGGATGTTGAGGTTCCCGAGTGGGGTGGCGTTGTCCGGGTGCAGGGAATGTCCGGCGCATCCCGCGACAAGTTCGAGTCGTCCATGCTGAATGACGGCATGGATGGCGTGTCCAAGGATAAGGCGCTTGACAACTACCGTGCTCGACTAGCGGCGCTCTGCATGGTCGACGGAGCGGGTAAGCGGCTCTTTCGCAGCGATGCGGAGGTGAGGCGCCTAGGCGAGAAGTCGGCCGATGCGCTGTCCCGTGTCGCTGATGTTGCTACTCGGCTATCCGGTCTTTCGGCCGGAGACGTCGAGGAACTGACGGGAAACTGAGTGCCCGGCCGGAGCGGCAGTTTTACTTCCGTCTGGCCGGGTTCCTCGGTATGCCCGTGCGCGATTTGCTGGCTCGTACGTCGTCCCGTGAACTCACTGAGTGGATGGCGTACGAGAAACTAACGGGACCCCTTGATACGCGTCTGCGCGGGGATATCAGCGCGGGCATTGTCGCTGCAACGGTGGCGAATTCCCAGGGTGCGAAAAACAAGCTCAAGCCGGGTGATTTCATCCCTACATGGTTCAAGCGTAAGAAGTCCGTGCGCGAAATCTGGGAAGACGTCATGCAGGCAAATGCTGCGCTGGGAGGCAGCGTAGCCAACAAGGAGTAAGAGAGGGGGTGTCCATGGCCACACTGGCAACAATGACAGTGCGGCTCGGTATCGACACTTCGGCGCTAGCTGCTGGGGCTCGGCGAGCGGCGCAAACAGCCCAACGAATGGGCGCGTCTATTCAGAACGGTGTGGCCACGGGCGCCCGGAACGCCGGTAAGTCAATGGCGATGGTGGGCACCACTGGGGCTAAGGCTCTTGGTGTCATGTCGGCGGGCGCTGTCGGTGCTGCTGGCGCGCTCGCGGGTGTGGGTCTGGCGTTCGCCGGTATCGGCGTGAAGATTGCAGCGCAGAACAAGGGTGTGCAAGACGCGTTCACGGGCCTAAAGGATCACGTGACGTCGACTATGCAGGATCTCGCTAAGCCGATCGTTGCCCCGCTCAAGGATGCTGCAAAGCAACTGACGGGCATCTTTGATTCGCTGGCCCCACAGCTAGGCGAGATCTTTAAGACCGTCGGTCCTATGATTCAGCCGCTGGTTGCCGGGTTCGGCGAGTTCGCTAAGGGCCTGCTATCCGGCGTTGTGCCTGCGATGAAGTCCATGCAGCCCCTAATTGAGTCGATTGGTGGCCTACTCGGCGACCTAGGCGCGGGTCTGGGCGGTTTCATTCAGGGCCTTTCCAGCGGAATGGCCGAGGCCGGGGGAGTCTTTGACGCTCTGGGCGGCGTGGTAAAGACGATCCTGCCGGTACTGGGTCAGCTTATGGGGCAGATGCTCAAGGTTGCCGGGCCGATCCTGGCCAAGCTCCTTGACGGGCTGTCTCCGGTCATCGAAATGCTGGGTCAGGCGCTCGGGCCGATCATCACAGCGCTAGGTCCCGTACTTGACGGCCTGGTGACCGCGTTCCTGGCCCTGGTGCAGGCGGTAATGCCGCTTGTTCCGCCGATCATGCAGCTAGTTGTGGCGCTACTGCCCGCGCTTATGCCGATCCTGGCCGCGCTAATCCCGGTGTTCGGTGCATTCGGCGAGATCGTAAAGGCACTTGTGCCGATCCTCACGCCGATCATTGCTCTCGTCGGGCAGCTAGCCGGAATCCTGGCGAATCAGCTTGCGATGTTCCTGACTACGGTCATTGTTCCCGCAATGAAGATGGTTGCTGCGCTACTGCGTGGCGATTTCTCGCAGGCTTTCGAGTACGCAAAGCAGGCGCTAAGCGGTGCCCTTGACTTCCTGGTGAGTATGTTCACCGAATTCCCCGGGAAGATCATCCAGGCAATCGGGCCGCTGGCCGGAATGCTGTGGAATGCGATGAAGGCAGCTTCGGTCAAGATGGTTATGGCCATTGCGCAAGGCATCGTCGACCTGGTGGCGAAGGTCAAGCGGATTCCGCAGATGGCCAAGGATGCCGTTTCGGGTATCGGATCCACGCTGCTGAATGCCGGTAAGGAACTGCTACGCGGTTTCATTCGCGGTATCACGTCGATGATTGGAAACGTCAAGTCGACCCTTGGGGACATCACGTCCAGGCTGACCAGTTGGAAGGGTCCGGAGTCTCTGGATAAGAAGATCCTTACGCCTAACGGTCAGATGGTCATTGACGGATTCATGAAGGGTATCGACCGGGCAACCCCTGGCCTGCGCTCGCAGCTACAGGGGCTTACCAGCGATATCCCCGGCATGGCCATGAACGTCAACCCGAGTGGTGTATTCCAGTCGGCTACGCGCATGGATCAGCGCATGGTGGTCGACGTGACCGGCTCGGATGAGGATATGAAGCGGCTAATCCGTCGCATCGTAAAGACGCAGGGGCGTGGAAACGTCCAAACTGCATTCGGTTAAACAGAGAGGGTGGGGCCCGTGGCCTTTCCGCTGGACATTCGTACTGAGCTAAGGCTTAACGGCGCGTGGTCGGACATTAGCGGTGACGTCTATGTGCGTGACGCTAAGCAGATTTCGCGCGGTCGACGTGACCAGGGATCGGCCACGGATCCCGCCCACCTGTCGCTGACTCTCAACAACAAGTCGGGGACGTATTCGCCCCGCAATGCCATGTCGCCGCTGTATGGGCAGATTGGCCGTAACACCCCTATCCGGGTTTCGGTCCCGGGCAATGAGACTTACCTCAATCTTGAGGGTGTCGCCGGTGACGAATTCAGCACGCCGGACACTGCGGCGCTGGACATCACGGGGGACATTGATATTCGGGCGGAGGTCGCTGCCAACTGGTACGGCCCCGTCAATCAGACGATCATTTCCAAGTGGGATCGCGCGGGAGATCAGCGCTCGTGGCAGCTTCGCATTAGCTCGGGCCTGATCATCTTCAGTCAGACCATTGACGGCACGCTGAACACGCATTGGTATTTCCAGCGCTACCTACCGGTCCTTAAGGATCGCGCGGCGGTGCGTCTGACGATGCGGCTCGACGCCACGGTAGGCAAGCGCTATTTCCAGTTCTATACGGCTGACTCGATCGCCGGTCCGTGGGTGCCGCTAGGCGCTGAGTATTGGATGACGGGGGCGCTGCCTACCTACGTGAGCACTGCCCCGCTGAGGATCGGTGGCACTGACCTAGCGTCCAGCCCCGTGCGCGTGCCCATGGTGGGGCGTGGCTACCGCTATGAGGTCCGTTCAGGCATCAATGGGACCCTGGTTGCCTCGCCAGACTTCACGGGCCTTACAGCCGGTTCTACGGCTTTCACGGACAGCGCCGGTCGGGCGTGGTCGCGGGTCGGTGGCGCTGAGGTTCGGAACCGGGAAGACAGGTTCGTCGGCGAAGTGTCGACGTGGCCTGCTAAGTGGACGGCGGATGAGTCTGACATCTACGTCCCGCTTGAGGCGTCGGGCATTCTGCGGCGCATGGGCCAGGGGCAAAAGTCGCTTGACTCGACGCTGCGGCGCCGGATCCCTACCGGTAACCCCGTGGCCTATTGGCCGATGGAAGATGCGGGCAGTGCGACCCGGGCCTACTCGCCTATTTCCGGCGTGGACTCTGCGGCAATGGCTAACGTCGATTGGGCGTCAGCGTCAGACCTGGTGTCGTCGAATCCGCTACCGAAGATTAAGGCCGGTGGAACGCTGTCGGCCCCGATTCCGGCGTCAATGCCGAGCGGGGAATGGCAAGTTGAATTCGTCTATAACGCTGACGATAAGGCTCCGCCGGTCGTCGACCCGGGCCCTGAGTTCATTTCGTTCTCGTCGCCGAACGGCACGGTGCGTCGCTGGGCATTCATCCTCATGGATGACCTTGCCATCGTTCGCGGCTATGACGGCGGAACGAACAAGGTCGTTGACCAGGGTGTTGCCATCGGCGCTGACGTGTACCACGGGTGGGTGCGCATGCGTTTCTGGGTCAAGGAAGACGCTGGCACTGTCACGTGGCGTCTGGACTGGCAAGACGTCGGCGGTAACGCTGGCGGCGTCGGGAGTACCTACTCCGGCACGGCCGGTCGCCTCAGCGCGGTAACGGCCAACTGGCAGGCAGTACACGAGGGTTGGGGTATCGGGCATCTAGCCGTTCTCCCTGTGTCCGCGTCCACGCTGTATGACGGCTCGGATGATGCGTTCACCGGCGAGACTGCATGGGGCCGTGTGCTGCGACTCGCCCAGGAAGAGCAGGTTCCCGTAGCGCGCATACCCGGGCGCCTTCCCCCCGCACGCGTAGGCCCGCAGAACCCTGACAAGCTAGTTGAGTTGCTACAGGCTGCGAGCGACGCCGACGGCGGAATGTTCCTGGAATCGCGCGACCGTACGGGCCTGGTGTTCCGTGACCGGTCGTCGATGTACACGCAGGATCCCGTCCTGACGCTGTCCTACAACAAGGCTGGCCTACAGGCTGACTTGGATCCGGTCGACGATGACACGACGGTGCGAAATGACATCACGGTGTCTCGCGAGGGTGGCAGCGCAGCGCGCGCGTACCTGCCCACGGGCACGCTGTCTGTCCAGGCTCCGCCGCTGGGTATCGGCCTGTATGACGAGCAAGTGACGCTGAGCCTCAGCGACGACACACAGCCGGAGCCCATGGCCAACTGGCTACTGCACATGGGGACTTACGACGGGGCGCGTTATCCGTCGGTCACGCTGATGCTTCACAAGCCGGGGGCCGAGTCGCTCATCCCGGGCGTACTGCGCTTGCGTGAGGGGGACTTGATTCGGCTTACGGATCTCCCGCCGTGGCTTTCGCACGAGGATGTAGACCTGATTGTTGAGGGCTACTCGGAAGTGCTTGAGCCGTACCGCTGGGAAGTCACGCTGAACTGTTCGC